GTTAGGGAACGGCGAGGACAATGGTAGATGGCAGAAATACTAGACACCAGACAGGAACAGTTTTTAAACTGGTTATGCACACCTGCATCTGGGCGTATACCATCTAGTCAAGCCGCATACGCTAAACAACTTGGGGTTGACGAAACAACATTACGCCGTTGGAAAAATAAGGCTGTGTTCAAACAGGAATGGAAGCGCCGAATAGAGGACCTACAAGGTTCACCTGAGCGCACTCAGCAGTTGCTGGATAATTTGTTTGTTCGCGCTCTTGATGGTGATAACAACTCGGCTAAATTGTATCTTCAGGCTACTGGTCGTTTGGCTCCTATGCAACTTGAGGTTGCTCATAAGACCAATGTCACAGAGTTGTCTGATGAGGAGTTAACAGAGTTACTTGCCGCTGGTGCAGCAAGTGAGCAGCGTTTCCGTTTAGAAACCAAAACAGTAAAGGTTGATAATGGCAACAACTAACGATGCTATGTATGAGGCTTTAAAAGTTTTGTACCCGACAGCGGGGACAACCTTGGGTGACCTGTTGGCTGCCCACTGGGTTGCTGTAGGTCCTGAGGGGCAGATGTATCGTGGGTCTTTGGGATACGAATATTATGTTTTGCAGGGTGCTTCTGGCACCACTTTGGCTGATTTGGCTAACAATTTTTGGGCTGAAGAATACCCAGTGTTTATTGATGCACTGATTTTTGAGTATGGCAACCATGATGAATGGTTGGAATTAGAGATTTTTGACCGTTTTGACACGGTTGAACAGCAAGTTATTTTGGTTTAGGGAACGGACGGTTCTATAGTATATGGCAACTTTTAGCAAAATACCACTTAGCGGCAACACTGCTGGAACAGGAATCTTGATTAACTCTGGTTCTTCTGGTACGGCTGGTCCAACCATCCACACTGGTTCAACCAGCACATCAGTTCTTGATGAAATTTGGCTGTACGCAGTCAACTATGACACCACTGACCGTAAACTTACCATTCAATATGGTGGTGTAACTGCTGGAACAAACGAAATTGAATACACTGTTAAGGCAGAAAATGGTTTGTATTTGATTGTTGCTGGTTTGGTTCTTGCGGGTAATGCTACCGCAAAAGTTATTTCCGCTTATGCTGCGACTAACACCAGCATTGTTGTTTATGGGTATGTTAACCGCATAACATCGTAAGGTCATCTTAGATGCCTAGTTTTATTCGCAACACTAGTGGTGGTACATCGGTTAGCGGTGGTGCTTTGGCACCACGCAGTCGCCGTGGAAACACCTTGCAGGCTGATGGCTATTGGCGTGGCGGTGGTGCATTACCTATTGTTTTCCAATATTTAGTTATTGGTGGCGGCAACGGAGGCAGCGATAGTGGCGGCGGTAACGCTGGTGGTTACCGAACCAATGTTACTGGTGCAACAAACGGATATGGTGCTTCCTTAGAAGCACCTTTGGAACTTGGTGCAGGAACATACACTGTGATTGTTGGTGCTGGAGGCGGTGCTGCAAACGGTGCTGGTGGAACAAGCACATTTGCAACCATCACTACTGCTGCATCGGGTGGTCTTGGCGGTACTGGTGCTGGTGGTGCGGGAAACGGTGGTGCTGGATTAAGTAACGATATTACTGGTACAGCAGTCATGCGTGGTGGCGGTGGTTCAGCAGGTGGAGACTACACTAACGGTAACGCAGGTATTGACGGCGGTGGTGGTGGTGCCATCTATATCAACGACTATTATGGTTACGGTTATGCAAGAAGTACTCCAGCAGCAAACAAAGGCGGCGGTGGCGGTGGTGGATACTTCGGCAACTATGGTCAGGCTGGTGGTTCTGGCGTTGTTATTGTTCGTTATTTAACGGCTGCTGCCTCTAGTGCTGGATATACAATTACTGGTGGAACAAAAACTGTTGGACCAAGTGGTGCCACAACATACACTGTTCACGAGTTTACAAGCACAGGTACTACTAGTTTGGTGGTTGCGTAATGGCTCATTTTGCTCAAATAGATGAAAACAATATTGTTGTTCAAGTTATTGTGGTTGCTGATGAACACGAAACAAATGGTTCGGAATGGTGTCATAACCTGTTGGGTGGAACTTGGATTCAAACGAGTTACAACAACAACATTCGCAAGAATTATGCAGCAATAGGTTGCGCATACGACCCTGTTCGTGATGAGTTTGTTACATCACAACCACACGCATCATGGTCACTGGACAGTAACAACGATTGGCAAGCACCAACACCTAAACCTGAAGGTGATTATCGCTGGGATGAAAGCACATTGTCTTGGGTAGAGTTTCCTCCACCTCCTCCCGTTGGCTGATATATCACTAGGGAACGACTACCCTATAGTATGGAAAAGATTAAAGGATTCGTCCACAACAACCCTGTCCGTGCCGCAGCATTTGTTTCCGCAGCGGTCGCTTTGCTTGCCCCAATATTTTCGGATTCCGTTCCAACGGAATCCGTTGTAGCATTTGTTTTATCTGCTATCGGTCTAGGAGAATTTGCTCAGCGTTCAGAGAACCGCAAAACCGATGAAGCACTATTTAGCGACATCCCTAGCGAGGACGAATAGTTTTGAAGTATACTGGCACATCCGATGGGATAGCCAAAGGTAAACGCAAAGGCACCGAAGCCTTTGTGAAACATGTCTCACTATTGTCTAAGGGTAATCTTTGGAATAATGGGACTTGGGGCGTTCGCCCAATTAAAGGAAAACCTCAATACCTTAGTGTTCATTCTACTGGTAGGGCTATGGACTTGAGTTGGCGTGGTAAGTCCCGACAAGAGGCTAATAAGGTTATTGAAATGATTGTTGCCAACGCTGATGCGTTGGGTGTTGAAATGGTGCTGGATTATTTCCCTAAGCCGTATGGTCGGGGTTATAAATGTACTCGTAAGGGATGGTCTAAATATAGTAAAGCAACTTTGGCGGGTTCGCCTAATGGTGACTGGTACCACCTAGAATTGTCTCCAGAATTTGCAGATGACCCTAAAAAGGTCCATGAGTCTTTTAAGGCTTTGTTCAAGTAATATCCCCGATTGATGACAGTAGTCATCTAGGATGGTCTTATGAGTAAAATTATTTTTGTGTTTGTTTTACTGTATACGGTTTTATTTGTCTCTCCAGTTTCGGCTGGTAAGACACTTGATTTAAAATGTGGTTCTAGAGAGCATCTTATTCGTAGTGTTTCTGATAACCGTAAAATGATTTTTCAAGTTGATTACATTATGTGGCGTGAGTCACGCTGCCGTCAAGTTGCACATAATCCCAAAGACCCCAATGGTGGGTCTTATGGTTTGTTTCAAATTAATGGTTACTGGTGTCAACCGTCACAGTTCTCTAAAAAAGGATGGTTGCAACAGCAAGGAATTTTAGATGATTGTTCCGAACTTTATATTCCTAGTGTAAACGCTAAAGCGTTTATGGCTATTTATAATTATGCTGGTTGGCAGCCTTGGGGTGGTGAACCTTGGATTTAAGGGAGTTAAAAAACGAATCCGAGTGGAGGAAATGTCGCGGTCCAATTAACGGAACATTAGAAGAACAAATGGTAGCGTTTGAATATTTTTGTTCTAATTATTGGTTTATTAAACACCCAGAAAAGGGTCGTATAAACTTAGAGTTGCGTAACGCACAAATTGAAACCATTAAGGTTTGGATGAGTGAACGATACAGTATTGTTCTTAAGGCTAGACAGATTGGGTTTTCCACATTAGCAGCCGCATATGCTTTTTGGTTAGCATATTTTGTTAATGACCGTTTTATTGTTATGTTAAGTCGTACGGAACGAGAATCAGTTAAGTTACTTGGTAAAGCAAAATATGGTTACAGATTTTTGCCATTATGGATGCGTGAAAGGGGACCAAAACAGGTTACGGAACATCAACTAAAAATGGTTTTTGATAACGAATCTGCGATTGAGTCATTACCTTCCAGTAATGACCCTGCTCGTGGTGAGTCTGTATATTTGGTTATTGTGGACGAATGGGCGTTTTTGCCTAATGCTGAGGAAGCGTGGGCTTCTATTGAACCTGTAGCCGATGTCGGCGGTCGTGTGATTGGCTTGTCCACCGCTAACGGTTCAGGAAACTTTTATCACCAGTTATGGGTTGGCTCCCAAACGGGTGCCAACAAATTTAAAGGAATCTTTTTTCCGTGGTCTGCTGATGGTGAGCGTGGACAAGATTGGTATGATTCAAAAGCCAAAAACATGAACCCTTGGCAGTTGCATCAAGAGTACCCAACATACGCCGAGGAAGCATTTATCAAATCTGGTAACCCAGTTTTTGATACACAAATGTTGGATGATATGACTTTGGTTGAACCTAGCCGTGGATACTATCATTTGTATTCTGATGGTAATGGTGAGTTTAGACATACGCCCGAGGGTGAGATGATGGTTTGGGATTTCCCTAGAGTGGAATCGGTTTATGTTATTGGAGCCGATGTCGCTGAAGGTTTATCTTATGGTGACTTTAGTTCTGCCCACATTATTGAGGCTAACAGTGGTATGGTTGTTGCAACTTGGCATGGTCGTATTGAACCAGACTTGTTTGGTGACTTATTAGCGGAATTGGGTTGGTGGTACAATAATGCTTTGTTGGGTATTGAAAATAACAACCACGGTTTGACTACTCTTAAGGCTGCTCAAAAACATGGTTACAAAAACCTGTTTAGACAACGAAAATTGGCTCGTGTTCGTCCTGAGGCAACAGAAATTTTGGGTTGGAGAACCAGTGCTACTAGTAAACCGTTGATGATTGACGAGTTATCTGCTGCTTTGCGTGATAACGACATTGAGGTTTATGACCGTTTAACTATTGCGGAATTACGGACCTTTGTCCGCAAAGAAAATGGTCGTACAACGGGTAGCCCGCATGATGACAGGGTTATTTCGTTGGCTATTTGTAACCAAATGTTGAAATATGTTTGGTTGCCTGAGTATCGTCAGGATGCTCCACCTCCACAAAACAGTTTGCTTTGGTGGGAACAGCACATTTATGACGAAAAACCTATCGGTAAAACCTTTATTGGGGCACATAATGTTCGGCAAAGGACACCTTTTCTACAATAGGGAACGCACAATCTTATTATGATGGAATTATTGTGTGAAACTTGCCAAAAATTGTTCTTTTCGGAACAAATACCTCATCGCGGCTCTATTTGTTTTAAATGCCACATTAAAGGAGTTCGTCTTGGGTTCACTTACGGTCAAGAAGATTTTCACGGTCCTACTATTCGTGAGCGTCAGCGTCAAACTGTGGAACAGGCTAAAATTAATGGCATTACCGCAGAGCCAGTTACGAACTGGATGTAATGAGTCATGTTTTCATCCGTATGGGTCCCAATCATTGTCGCAATCATTATGGGACCAGTCGTTGTGGTATTACAAAAACTTCGCAAAGAAAATACCGACCAACATGCGGAAGCCAGAATCCTACTGAAACTCATAGGAAACAAAGTTGATAAAGTTGCTACTAAATTGGACAACCATATTGGTTGGCATGATGGAAAAGAGAATAAATAATGGCTAGGAAATCATCTGCCGACTATTTGAAGAAAATGAAAATGAGTGTTGAAGCCAGTCGTAAATGGCGCAAAGACGATGGCTATGATGGGACTTGGCAACGGCTAAGAGACATGTATCGTGGTCGTCATTTTGACGACTACAAGGCTGAGGACCAAATGTTGGTCAACATTGCTTTCTCCACTATCAATGTTATTTCACCAAGCATATCTGTAAACTACCCTAAGATAACTGTCAATGCTGTAGATTCAAAAAACGCTGCCAACGCTGTTATTGCTGAGGCTGTTGTAAACTATTGGTGGAAAAAACGGGATGTTCGCTCAGAGTTCAGGCGTTCAGTTAAAGACATGCTTTCTTTTGGTCATGGTTGGATTAAAGTAGGTTACCGTTTCGTTGAAGAAGAATCAATTGACACCGATGAAGAATATTCGGATGATGTTGAAGGCGGAGAGTCAACAACAAATACCGTTATTCGTGAGGACACACCGTTTGCTGAACGGGTATCTGTTCACGATGTTTTTGTTGACCCAGATGCCACAAGTATGAGGGACATCAAATGGATTGCTCAGCGTATCCGCCGACCAATCAACGAAATCAAAAACGATAAGCGTTACATCAAGTCGGCACGAGAAAAAGTTCAGGTTGTTGCCGTAAGTAAATACTCTGATGACCCAAGCCGTAAAAAGGTACACGACAAAAATATGGGTTACGCAGAAATTTGGGAATATTACGACATTGCTAACGGAAGCATGTCTATTTTTTGTGAAACATCAGACCAGTTTCTGGTCAAACCAACCAAAATGCCTTATTCATTTGGGCAACCATTTGTTATGTTGCGCAACTATGATGTTCCAGACATGTTTTACCCTATTGGTGACCTAGAATCAATTGAACCTTTGCAACGGGAACTTAATGAAACCCGTAGCCAGATGATGAATCATCGTAAAAAGTTTAGTCGCAAATATCTGTATAAGGAATCTGCTTTTGACCAACTTGGTCGTTCAGCCCTAGAATCAGATGACGATAATGTTATGGTTCCTGTTATGTCTGATGAACCAATCGCTGGTGTTGTTACTGCTTTCCCAGCAGTAATTAACCCACCAGAGTTTTATAATCAGTCCAATATGATTATTGGTGACATTGACCGTATTTCTGGTGTGTCAGAGTTTCAGCGTGGTGCTGTTTCTGAAATTCGCCGTACAGCAACAGAGTCGTCTTTGCTACAAGATGCTGCTAACGCTCGCACCTCAGATAAGTTGGCTGTAGTTGAACAGGCTATTGCTGAAGTTGGTCGTAGAATGATGGCTTTGGCTCAACAGTATATGACTGGTGAACAAGTTGCTCGTGTAACTGGCAAAGACGGTGAACCAATGTGGGTTACTTTTGACCGAGATTATTTGGCTGGTGACTTTGACTTTGAAGTTGCTGCTGGTTCAACTCAACCACATAACGAATCTTTTAAACGCCAGATGGCTTTGCAAATGGTTGATGCTATGTCACCATTTGCTGGTGCTGGAATTGTTAATATGCAAAAACTTGCGGCATATGTGCTACAGTTTGGTTTCGGGGTCAAAAACCCTGACGAGTTCCTACAAGCACCACCCCCTCCTGTCCCTGCTGAGGGTGAGATGGGTATGCCACCACAATCCCCTCAGACGGCTCCACAAGCCGCTGGAGGCTCTCCAGCGGGTCCTGAGTCATCTTTGCCACCTGAGATTGTTGCGATGCTACAGCAAGGACAGGGTGCGCCACCTGCTTAGGGAACGCCCAGTTTATATATAGAGCAACCATTATAGGACTCTAGGAGAAAAAATAATGAGTGAGGAACTCGCAGAGTTTGCCGAAATGGAACCCGATACTGGGTCAACTGAATTCGCAGACGAATATAACGATTATTATACCGAAGCACCCGATACACCCATCTTGGAATTAGATGAGTACGCGAATTATCGTGTACCAATTAAACTTGATGGTGAGGAATTGCAAGTTCCTTTATCTGAGGCTATTGCTGGTTATCAACGCCAAGCAGATTATACCCGAAAAACGCAAGAGTTAAGTCAGCAAAGAGAAGAAGTTCAATTTGCTACAGCGCTTTCAGCGGCTTTGGAGTCTGACCCTGCCAAAACTATTGATATGCTTTCTTCCCATTATGGTATCAGCCGAAAGGCTGCTGCGGAAATGGTTCAAGATGTAGAACCAGAGTATCTAGACCCCACGGAACAAAAGTACCGTGAACTAGATAAACGAATAGCACAGTTTGAGGAAGCCCAGAATCAACAATTAATTGAGCGTGAAATTCAGGGTTTGCAATCTAAGTACGGTGATTTTGATGTCAAAGAAGTTGTGACGCTGGCAATCCAGCGTGGAACAACCGATTTGGAAGGCACTTACAAGCAGTTAGCATTTGATAAAATGGTGGCTCAAAGAGAACTAGAAGAACTTGGTCAGCAAAGACGAGCAGAAATAGAAAAATCTGTTATGCAGTCTAAGCGGGTAGCAAGTGTGGTTAATGGTGGCTCATCCGCTACCGCCACTACAACTAGTGAAACTTTTACCCCTATTACTTCTGTTGCTGAGGCTTGGGCAGAGGCTAAGCGTCAAATGGGTGCAAACTAATTAACAACCCCCCTAGTTTTCTAAAAGGAAAATAATGTCTAACCCAAACTTTGATTTGTTGCTATCAACAACTCTCGCAAATTACCGTGACCAACTCACGGACAACGTATTTTCGGACCGCGTTCTTACGAACCACCTTATGCAAAAAGGTCGTATTCGTATGCTTAACGGTGGCACGAAAATTGTTGAACCACTCATCTACGGTCAGAACACCACGGTTGCTTCGTACTCAGGTTACGATTCAATTGCTTTGACCGCACAAACTGGCATCACGGCTGCCGAATACGAATGGAAGCAGTACGCTGCTTCTATCGCAATTAGCGGTATTGAAGAAGCCAAGAACAACGGCGAACAGGAAATCATTAACCTGTTGGAAGCCAAAATCATGCAGGCTGAAGAGTCTATGCGTGAAGGTTTCAACGCAATGTTCTATTCCGATGGTACTGGAAACAGTAGCAAGGACTGGAACGGTCTTGGAAACTTGATTGAATCAGGTAACACTGTTGGTGGAATTAACTCCGCTACTGCTGGCAACGAATACTGGCGTTCATACGAGGAGAACACCGCAACAGCGTTGACTCTTGCTCAAATGGCTACCGCATACAACAGCATTTCTGTTGGTAACGACCACCCAGACATGGTTCTTACAAGCCAAACCTTGTTTGAAAAGTATGAAGGTTTGTTGCAACCACAGTTGCGTTACACCGACACCAAGACAGCGGATTCTGGTTTCCAGAACTTGTTGTTCAAGGCTGCTCCAGTTGTTTATGATGCCGCTGCTCCAGCAGGAACAATGTTCTTCATTAACAGCAAGTATCTGACCTTGGTTGGACACTCTGGCAAATGGTTTACCCAAACTGCTTTCGTTCGTCCAGAAGACTTGGATGCTCGTTATGCGCTTATCATGTGCTACGGTAACTTGACTTGCCGTAACCGTTCCAAGCAGGGCAAACTGACGGCTAAGACCGCCTAGTAACAAATGTAATAGTGGGGGCGAAAGCCCCCACAATTATTAATATAAACAAAATTTAACTAAAGGAAAAAAAATGCCACTAAAATCAAACGACAATGGTGCAATTGACCGTACACGACTCGCCGCTTGGGTAGCCAAGGAAGAGTTGGTAACAGTAGTTGCAGCAACTGACGCAGCAACCGTACAAACAGCAGCGACTCTTGCTGGTGCAGCACGCACACTGTACACAATGACCCCAACGGCAAGCCGTACCTTGACCACACCAACTGGTGCGGAACTTGGTGCAGCGTTCACAGATGAGGGTGTTGGTTCAAGTTTCCAATTCACCGTTGTCAATGCCGCCGCAGCAACCCACCCAATCGTGGTAACTGCTGGTGCTTCTGGTGTAACGCTTGTTGGTGTTGCAGCAACCTTTTCGGTTGCAGCAGCGTCATCTGCTACCTATGTTGCAGTGTTCACTGCCGCAAACACGGTTTCAATTTACCGAGCATAATTAAAACATATATGTGGGGAAGTGGCGCTGCCCGCCCTTCCCTACATATATTTATATAAAGGATAATGTAATGCGTAAACCTGCTATTGAGTTGCAACCACAAGGTATTGATGATATCGCTAAAGGCGTTATTAAGGGCGCTAAGTCTGCTGCTCGGTTATTTAACAAACCTAAATCGGTTACAGTAAACAAAATACCACCTCGTACACCCCCAAAATCAAAACAAGTAATTGTACCAAACGAATTTGGTTTGCCTCGTGTAAGACAAAAATTAGTAATTAGTTCTAAGCCAAAGAATTATAGCGAAACATATATGAAGGGCACCTCGGAATATAAGGATGCTATTCGTGCTGCAAAGATTAAAGATAAATCTTTGAAGGATGTTAACAAGTATGATGCTGCACGCAAAAGGCGTGCAACGGAATACAACTCTGCTCGCAAAGCAGAAGCAATTGTTAACAAGGACAAGAAAAGGTATGGTTTTGTTGCTGCTGGTCCAGAGGCAGATTTTGTTAAAAAGTTCCTCAAAATGGACCCTAAGAAGGTTCGTTCAGGCAGACGATAATGGACCCACTTGATATTGGCAAGATTGTAAAAAATCTTGTTGATAACGGTTTGGACGATGTTAGCATTGCCAAAATTGTTAAAGGTTTGATGGGTGGCACAGACGAGGCTGTTACACCTGTTTTAAAAAATCTTGACGAAACAAAGTCGGCACCTAAACTGGTTCAGGCAAACGAAGGTTTGCCGAGAACCAAAATAACTAAACCAAAACTCGTTAAGCCAGAGTATAATTCTATTGCTTTTGAAAACTTTAAGTATTCTGATTTTATTGAGCCATCTACCTTTGATGAAATGGACGCGGCACAAGTTAAAACTGCGTACAACCGCTTTGTCCACGCTAAGAATACTGAAAAGTTAACTGAGGCTGGTCGTGCAAAAAAGGCGGCAGAAAAAGCAGAAAACAAGGCTGCTCATGCTGCTACCCGTACGCCCGAGGCTCGGGCGGAGGCGTTGAGGAAACAGCGTGAATACAAAGAGATGATTAAAAAGAAAAACGAAGGAAGATAACTATGGCTTTACCTTGGGAAGACCTTTTAAAAAAGGCATTAAAAGAGTTGGGCAAAACCGATGATGTTATTGAAGCCGCTATTAAGGCTGCTCGTGGTGGCGGGGACGAAGCGGCTGCTGTAACCAAGGCTGCTGTTGCTGATGCTGCACCTAAGGTTTCTGGTATTCTTGATAAGTCTGCTCAGAAGGCAGCCAATAAGGCTGCCAACAAGGCTAATCAGGCTGTTCAAGCAGAAAAGTCTATGCTTTCTAGGGCTGAAAGAGGGTTGGCTAACGCTGATGAGTTTATTAAAAGGGATGAAAAAATTGTTGAAGGAGTTTTTTCTGAGAGTGGTAAAACTCGTTTGGCTGAAAAAGGATTTGAAAAACGTGTTGCCAAAAAAGTTGAAGAGGCTACTGCTGCTGGCAAAAAATTTACCCAAAATGAATTAGATAAACTTATCGCAGAAGAAATTATTGAAGTTGGCAAACAGTTCCAGCAAATAGCAAAATCTGCTGAACAAGGTTTAACCACTCGTGTAACAAACCTTAAGGCTATGACACCAGAGAAGGCTAAGATGTCTGGTGCTAGGGCTGGTTTGGATGCTTTGGACAAAAAGGCTATTCGTGAGGGTGCTGGAAGTGCAAGAGATAAAGCGATGTCTGTTTTGGATGACAAAACTTTGTATCCAATTAAAAACGCTGAGGGTGAGCAAATCTTTAAAGAAATTGGTGGTAGGCAGGTTCCTCAGTATGAGACTGCTGCTGAACGGGCTAAGCGTATAACTGCTGATAAGAAGTTTAAAGCAAAAGAGGTAGATTCTTTGGAACAAGTTAAAGACGAAAATGGCAAAACTGTTTACGAAACAATTATTCGTGACGGTAAAGAAGTTAGAGTTCCTAAGTTGAAAACAGCGGATGGTAAACCTTATGTTTATGAGGATGTTGACCAAACTGTTACTAGTAAATCTAAATCAAAAAATGTTACGGATGATGGTACTGGTGCCAAGTTGTTGTCCGCGCAAGAAAAGAACATTATTGAAGGAGCCAAGAGGGCGGCAGCGGAATCAAAGAGTCCTGCTGCCAAACAGGCTTTAGAAAAAATTACCAAAGATTATGGTCGTGGTGCTATTACCAAAGAAAAATATTTGGAATTGCTTAAGGGTGTACCGAAAATTACTGGTAAAGCGCAGACACCTCAAGATATTGCTCGTGTTGAAAAAGCGGCAGAATCAACCAAGGCTTCTAAAGCGGCACGAGAAGCAGAACGAATTGCTATGTTGGAAAAAAAATATGGTAAAGGTTTTACAACTAGGGCTGGTGAAGGTTATTCAACAGAATTTATTCCAGCAGAACTTCCTAAATCACAACTTAAGGGTCGTAAATGGGTTCGTGACAAAGATGGCAAACTAGTTTTAGAAAAGAAATAATTTATGCCAAGGTTTACTAAACCTCAGGGCACCAAACCCAAACAAGTTCCGTTCCAGCGGGAGGTCCCACCTCCCTCTCCTTCCGCTGGAACACCTAAAGTTACCGACCCTTGGAGTATTCAACAAAGGTTTAAAGATAAATCTGCTGCCGAGTATACCGATAAGGATGGTAAAACTTTTACTGGTATGAAGGCTTTGCAAGAGTACGCCAAATATTTAGATAAGCAAAGTATTGCTAGTGCTTATGATGCTAGAACAAAATTTGGGGCACCACCAGCAATAGGTGGCAAAGGTGTTTTGAATCCTATGGCTGCTGAAATGAGTGCTAACATGAACGCTTTGGGTATGGTTGGTGGAACATTAAATCCTTGGCTTGTTAGAACTATTAAGGATGCTATTACTCCTAACATAAAGTTTGACCCAAAGTTTTTGCTTTCGCCGTTGGGTCCTGCTTCCGCTTTTCGTGGTAATGGTATGGGTAATGATGGTGCTGGTAGGAAAAACAATTTGTTGGCATCTTTTGCTAACGACTGGGAAGATGTTTTAACTGGTCAGGCTTCCAAGGGAGACATGGCTTCTGCTGTTGCTGATTTGTTTGGCACTAAAATTGCTAAAGCAACAATTAAGGGTGGTTCCAAAGGTATTAAGTCTTTAAAAAATATTATAGGGAAATTAGGTAATTAGTTATGGCACAAAATTCTCGTCCAGCGTATGCGTTTTATGGTAAACCTGTTTCTGATGTTCGTCTTGCCGCCACTAATGATGCACGCTTGGCTACAGCCAGCGCGCCTTATGTGGGTCGTGGTGATAAGTGTTCAGGTAATGATGATACTTGTGGTGCCAATAAGGTGCGTGGACAAGAACTGTGTGCTGGGCATTTGAAGCAGGCTAAAAGCATTGAGCAAATTTCTGAAACAATGAAAGATAAGGAGTAGTTATGGCTTATCAAACTATGACCGCTTCTGCATTGCGTAGCACTGTCCGTGATATTACCGATTTGGATACTGAAGATTTGCCAGATTCGTTGCTAAATCTTTATTTGCGTGATGGCTATTACCGTATTTTGGATTTGGAAAAGCGTTGGGTTTTCCTAGAAAAGTCTTTTACTTTTAATACCGTTGCCGAGCAACGGGCGTACACTATTAGTGCTTTTACTGCCGACCCTATGAGCCAGATTGTTTCCGTAATAGATGAATCTGGTATTGGTTTAAGTTTGGATATGGTTCCTTTTGATATGGCTGAGACAACTTATGTTGGCGCATATGATACTTCTGGTGACCCTTTGTTTTATGCCATTTGGGAAGGCAAAATTCATTTGTTTCCTAAGCCCAATAATGTTCGCACTTTAAAGGTTCGTGGTTATCGTGAACCTGAGGATTGGATTACTGAGGGTGATGCTGTTGATGCTAGTGCCAACTTACATTTTGCTTTAGTTTATTACGCTTGTAGCCGTATTTATCAGCGTCTTGAGGACACTGTTATGGCTGCGGAGTATAAGAGGTCTTTTGATGAGGCTGTTGTCCTTGCTACTAAAAACATTTCTAAGCCTTCCAGCCATGCGCATATGGTGTTGTCTGCTGGTCAAACTAAGCGCCGTCCAACCTTTAATGGTTGGATGACTCGTCTGGGTCAGAATCTAAAAGAAAATCAGTAATGGCTAAAGTTAAGGTTCGTGAAATTAAAGATTTTACTGGCGGACTTAACTTTCGTGCGGACCAATTTCAGTTAAAAGATAACGAATCTCCTGATATGTTAAATGTGGAAATTGACCCTCGTGGTGGAGTATTCTCTAGGGGTGGTCAACGCAGTTTGAATGGTACTGCTATTTCTGGTACTTGGGCACCTAAAAGGTTAGTTCCTTTTTATGGTGGCACGCCAACTTTGATGTTGGCTACAGCAACAAAGTTGTATCGTTGCACTTCTGATTCTTTTTCCACTTTACAGTATTCATCTGGTAACGATATTACTTGTTCTTCTGGCAAGGGTGCGGATGTGGCTCAATGG